TTTAAGCTGTTTTAATAACAGTAGATTACAATTAATAAATTAAATTAATTATAAATGAATTTAAAAGAACTATTGAATTGATAAATTTAAAAACTGCCTCATTTATTTGAGGATATGCCTAATATATATATTGATAAGCAAGATTTTTCTGATATATCATCATACCTAAATGCTAATTTCCAAAAGAAAATACCTTATTAACTAATACGCTAGTGTTAGGTAATACAAAAAACATTTCTTAAAAATTATTATGAAAAATTAGCTAAGAATTCCAATCTTAGGCAAGAAGGATTAAAACAAATAAAAGAATTACGAAAAAACATATCCAAGATTTATAAGGATTTTAATAGTTCAACTATAACTGATGAATTTTTACAAGAGGAAATATGGTCTAGAAAATTCAAATGTCCAGAAACTGACCCAGACGCACAATATAATAATTTGGAAGTATATAGATTTGAAGGAACGCGACGTTATAAATTCATCAAGGAACGGCAAGATGAAGAATTTGCATATTTTAGAGAGCACGGAATATCTATTGGTAATTTATATAAATATCGTCTAATACTTTTGGAAAGAAAAAAACAAGAAATTATGATTCTAGAGGAAAAATATATAGATATTACATCTGAAAATAAAAATACTATTATTGAAAATATAATGAATGTGATGATAAATGATACTTTTAATAGACTTATGGATGAAATTAAAACTATTAAGCTAATAAAAAGTGAAGAACCAGACTATCTAGAAAATAATTCTAATGATGTAGATATGGATATAGATATAGTTAAAGAATTAGGACTAGATGATACTCTAGATTTTGACGAACCTGAATCTATTCCAAATGTTGAATCGAAATCATCTAATATACCCGCACACACATTGGTAAATACACGAGAACAAAATCAAGATGCTAGGCAGAAAACACACAAAGAACTATTAGATAAAGGTTTTACTCTTGATAAAAATGGCGAATATTCAAAACCTGTACCGAAAAGAAAGTCTAGAATTCCTAGATCAATAATCCCCCGGCCGGCTATAATATGAATGGCTGCCGGATATGTCTATCTACCTAGATTATAATTGATTAGGTAAACTAACAAATGAGTTATCTATATTTGCAGATGGTTGTTTAATTATATACGCTAGAACATAATAGGGTTGCATAATATTGTGTGGTTGATCACCACCGACTAAAGTAGTATTGCCCTGAGGGATCGTGGAATCGGAATTAGGGGCCCACCACTTTAAATTACCCCCTGAAACAGTGGTACTAATTAGTGTCGAGAATGGATTATGATTATGTAAAGGCATTTCAGATATGATTAATTTATGTTTTTCTTCACCACCTGTTTGTCCCAATTTATATGCACTAATATTAACACCATTCATATCCAATGAAGCTCCTCCATTTGCTGCTGTGCCTGAATTTACACCTACAATTATACGACCTTGCAAATTTGGTGTACTAAATGGATTTGTTGTTCCTGTTATTCTTACTGTTTTACCGTTAGTATCAGTAAGTGGAGTACCATCACAAAATTGCCATCCAATAGGTGCAGTAGTACCATAAAAAGATACAATAGATAAAGGCGGAACTACATTATTTAATGCCTGTTGTATAAGATTATTAATAGATGTTGGTAAAGGTGTATTATTACTCCCAACTTGCACGTTGTTTAATCCACCTTGTAATTGCACGACATCACTAACTCCAACCGGATAATTAACATATCCTTCACTTCCCACTTTATCCTTTTCCAATCCATCCCGATTTATCCAAACATATACAATTGCAAATAAGATTAATACTACTATTACTAAGATAGTAAGTGTTCTAGAATTATTTAAATCTAAATTCATCTTGTTTATAGATTATCGATTATATCTAGTAAGCTTTCTATAAAATAAATATATTTTATTATAAGATTCTAATAGCATAATTCCTATAGCATAATTTCTATAGCATAATTTCTATAGCATAATTCTTATAGCATAATTCCTTAATATAAAATTATTCTAGCTAGCATAAAAAAGACATACTTATTACACCTACTATCTACTATCTACTATCTACTATCTGCTATCTACTATCTAGAATGGCAGCAATATTACCTTCTAGTCGCGTCTCTCTTTGCCTTAATATGATAGTTAAGAATGAATCCCGTATAATTACCCGTTTAATGGAATCAGTCTTGCCAATCATTGATACTTATCTTATTTGTGATACTGGTTCTACTGATGGAACACCTGATATTATCAAAAAATTCTTTGATAGCAAAGGTATTCCGGGCGATGTAATCTATGAACCTTTTAAGAATTTTGGATATAATAGGACATTTGCCCTACAAGCTGCCCGCGGACGTGCAACATATGCCCTTCTGCTAGATGCCGATATGATTTTTAAGATTGAATCCGGATTTGATAAACAAGCCCTCACGGCAGATTCCTATCTAATCATTCAAAAAGGTGGTAATCTATCATATCATAATACCCGGTTAATCCGCCTAGATATAGATGCCAAATGTATCGGCCCCACTCACGAATATTATGATTTGCCAGCAAATTCTAAATCGGAAAAGCTAGATATAGATACTATCTGGATTGCCGATATTGGTGATGGTGGTGCTAAGGCTGATAAGTTTGAACGGGATATTCGGTTGTTGAAAGCCGGGATAGAAGAAGAACCAGATAATGGGCGATATTATTTCTATCTAGCTAATTCCTATTTTAATACTGGTCGTCATGCAGAGAGTATTCCATATTACAAACGCCGGATAGAACTAGGTGGATGGAGTGAAGAAGTATTTTATTCACATCTTAATCTAGGGCACGCTTATAAAAACACCGGCCATGATGAAATGGCAATTTGCACCTGGATGAATGGATATAACACCCATCCCACCCGTGCCGAGACAATCTATGAAATTGCTAAATACTATCGAGAAAAGGGTAAAACTAAGATTGGTATGGCTTTCGCTCTGCTTGGAAAGCAGATTTCATATCCTAAGAATGATACATTATTCATTCATAATGATGTATATGAAACCGGTTTGGATTATGAGCTCAGTATTCTAGGATATTATAATGCATATCCTAATTTACATAAGATTATACATCGGCTAATGAATAAGATGCCTCATATGTGGGAAAACCTGCTTTCCAATTATAAATTTTGTTATCCTAAATTGGCATCATATCTTGTTAAAAAGATAGGTGGTGTTCCTATAAAGGAAAAAATAAATGTATGTGGAGTGGAATATGCGATGTCCGGTGCTAATCCGTGTATTTTCAAGAATGAAGATAAATATATGATTAATATTCGAATGGTGAATTATCATCTAAATAATAATGGTAGCTATCATTTCCCTGTGGATGATGGTAAGATTGCTACGGTGAATAAGATTTGGAATTTGGATGCAGATACTCTAGAGAGAGTGGGAAAGCCTATGATATTTATCCCCAATGATAATTCACTACGTTATGTGGGTATTGAAGATTGGAAACCTTACCCATATTCTAAAGATGGCATTCTGGAAAAGTGGCCTTATCTAGGAACGGTACAATCATCGCGCACTGGTAATATTGCAATTGGATATGGTGTTTATAGCCAAGGAGAGCAGCAACTAGATTATAAGGTGGTAGATACACAATGGAATAAAGGATGTGAAAAGAATTGGGTTTTTGTTGGTGATGATGCTAGAGTGATATATCAATGGTTTCCTCTTACAATTTGCAAAATCATAGACCATCCAGACCCAGCTAGGGCGGCGGATATGAAGTATCTAGAGGTGCTAGAAGAACAACCAATGCCAGACTTTTTTCGACATATTAGGGGTTCTACTCACGGTTATGAATTTGATAATGAAATATGGTTTTTAGCACACGCTGTAGAATATGGAACGCCTCGGGAATATTATCATTTCTTTGTAGTATTTAAAAAAGTAGAAAATGGTAGTATTAAATTAGACCGGTGGTCGCATTTATTCAAGTTTGAAGGAGAAAAGATTGAATATGCGCTAGGATTAATAGTGGAAGAAAAACGTATTATAGTATCATATAGTAAATGGGATAGGGATCCTGCAATTGGTGTGTATGATAAGTTTAAAGTGGAGATGGAAATGTTCTAGAGATGCTTTTGTGTTTTTTTTCTAGTTTATCTAGTTTATCTAGTTTATCTAGTTTATCTAGTTTTATATTTTTGAAATGTTTTGCACCTTTAAACATTTAAAATGCCTTTTTTTATTTATAATTTTTAGGTATTCTTATTCTCAAATAAACGAGAAAGTATCATTTAATGATGGCCTAAATATGTAAAAAATAAAATTACAAAAGCATTGTTTATGGTGCAATTTGTGTTATTGCAATTTGATAATAATTATCAGCATCAGTTTGGATAGGATTTGTACTAGTACCTACAATTTGAATAGTATGTGATGTTAATGTGGGCGTAAATTTGAAAGTATAATTATAATTTGTACGGCTCTGTGTAACAGACATTCCTGCAATAAAACTATTTGATTGCACACCATCAATATATAAATAATATGTTTGTAATTCACCTACAGTTGAAAATAATTCAAAGTAAGACTGAATGAATACACTTTGCCCCACTATAAAATTATTAACACTTAATAACGGCGATAAAAAAATAGATGTAGCACTTTGTACCGTCAATGGTCCGGTAGAATAATGTAAACTTTTTAACATACCAGTAATACTACATTGCGAACCCGTCGCACCAGTCATACCTTGAATGCCAGTTGCACCAGTCATACCTTGCAACCCAGTCATACCAGTTGCACCCATCATACCAGTTGCACCTGTATCACCCATTATACCCGTTGCACCTATAGAACCAGTATCACCCATTATACCCGTTGCACCTATAGAACCAGTAGCACCCATCATACCCGTAGCACCCATCATACCCGTAGCACCCATCATACCCGTAGCACCTGTCATACCTGTATCACCAGTAGCACCTATATCACCTGTCATACCAGTAGCACCCATCATACCCGTTGCACCCATCATACCCGTTGCACCTGTATCACCCATTATACCCGTTGCACCTGTATCACCCATTATACCCGTTGCACCCATTATTCCCGTAGCACCAGTCATACCAGTAGCACCAGTCATACCAGTAGCACCTATAGAACCAGAGGCACCTGTCAAACCAGTATCACCTATAGCACCGGTAGCACCAGTGGCACCAGTAGCACCAGTAGAACCAGTATAACCAGTCATACCAGTATCACCTATAGATCCAGTAGCACCTATAGAACCAGTGGCACCCATTATACCCGTTGCACCAGTATAACCTGTAGCACCAGTAGAACCAGTAGAACCGGTATTAGAATCCTTAAATTCTAGATAACCATAATTGCCAGTAATACCAAATAAATTAAGATTTTGCCCTGCATTACCTAGTGTAGATGGCATTATTAATGTAAAATTGCCAGTAGTATTGGAATTAGTGGTTAGGACTACGACATTACCATTTTGACTTTTAAAATTTATCCCATCACCTTTCGGTAAAGCAATAGGTGCATTAAAATAAGATGCCATATCTAACCCTTATATCTAACCCTTATATCTTTTCAACTAATTTAATTAGAGATTTATTACTAATTATTTTATCTTGTTTACTAAAAAAGAACACAATAACAAAAAATTGATTCTAGATTTTACACCAAAAATCCACTACACCAGAAATTCATAACAAATAACAACATCAAAAATGTCATATTCCAGTGATGAAGACATAGACCTAGAATATTTAAAACATCATACTAGAAAGGAAAAAGACATATATCTGCTAGAAACTATTAAATTACTAAATGATGGATGTATAAACGCAATAAAATATGTAGATCCTAAAAAACAACATACAGATGGTGCGCAAGTACATAAATGGAATATTGATAATATCGATTATGATTTTGAAGAGTGCCGTAAATATTGTTTATACACGGAACCTTGGGATGTTTGTCCTGCTGACTATTGGTTATGTGATTCGTGTGATACAATAATTAAAAATCGAATTCAAAAGCCATTTACAAAATCAAAAAGCGAGTTAATATATGATAGCATTTTATTACAAGAACAAATAAAAAATATTCTAGAGAGACTTGCTAAGCTTGAATCTAATAAATCTTAGTTTCAAAATATCTAATTAAACAAAACATAATAGTAGCTAAATATAATGTATTACCTAACACTGGCGTATTAGCTAATAAGGTATTACCTAACACTGGCGTATTAGCTAATAATGTATTACCTAACACTGGCGTATTAGCTAATAAGGTATTACCTAACACTGGCGTATTAGCTAATAAGGTATTACCTAACACTGGCGTATTAGCTAATAAGGTATTACCTAACA